TATCTGCTGGGATATCTGCTGGATCGATGCGTTTAGCTCGTTTTGTATCTGTATCATACTTAAGAGCATTACCCATTTCTCTCGCTAAATGAACCATATCAGCTCTAAACAACCCAGATATGTCTTGTCCGGTTACAACATCAACAACTGCAAAACTTGTTTGTCCAGATAATGATACAAATGGTCCTTTGCTAGTTTCTTTAATAATCCCAAAAATCTCTGTTTTCATAACTTATTTTTTTATACTAGTATAATATGAAATTGTTTTGAATTATCCAACCAACAAAGTAACTTTTTTACCATTTTCTACAAGACCAGTATCTTGCTTTGGTTCTAGGTCCAGGATTGTCGCAATTATGACGTGCTCTGAAACTCTTTCTAGCTGCAGGATTGTTTTTACGAATACGCATTGTCTTTTGACCTGCCTTTTTAGCTGAGGTTCCTCCATGGCCGAAGTTAACTTTAACTACGTTGCCTTCTGGATTCTTAACGTATACTTTGAATTTCTTAACATCGCCTCGCATAGGTTTACCTAAAGGAACTTTTCTTCCTTGGTATTCTGCTTCATTGATATCATATTTGAATTTGCCTGCTTTGATGTCTTCTAGCATTGCTACGGCACATTCATTACACACTGTCATTTCTTGCATTTCATCGACCTTTATACATTTGTCTTTACCATTTTCAGTACCACCATATCGGTATCCGTCCCAACATGCTTTTCCATCAGCACCTTTGATTTTTTTACTCATTATAGCTCCTGGCGTATTGCTAATTTAGGAAGATATGTCCTCCATTTGTTTTTGATAATTTCTGTCTGTTCTGGTGTTGCGATACCTCGCTGTATTAATTTTTGCATTTGATCATCGACTACATCGGCAAATGGTCTGCGACTCTTTTTTGCTTTATTATATAACCCATGAATCATTGCTGGTATTTCTTTATCTAATATAAAATATTTATAAGTATCGTCCATGCCAGTTTCAATACGATTGCGTTTCTTTCTATCTGGCGGTATGTATTTACTTTGTTTAGTATTCCATCCTGACTGAGTTAGATGCTCTAATTCATGTCGTATAGTATCTGACATTTCTGCTATTATAGTATTTAAATTTTGCGGGTATGATTCGGGATCGATTCTAATTAAAACTTCAACTAATGGGGCATCATCTGAATCATACCCACTATCATTATAAGCACTTCCATCGCAATCAACTTCGCCTAATCCTTGTATCCATTGCACCTTTAATACAAAATAAAAGTCTAGCGGAATTTCTGAATTTTCTACTTCTTCTTGATACAATTCACATTCATCATCAGCCATAATATCAGGGACGGTTTCATTGCGAGTGAATGAAATTTTATTTCCTAGAAATTTGCCATCTGGATCTGAAACAGCTTTATAACTATCTTTAATAGTTCCAACACATTTTTTGATTAGTTGATTAACTAAAGATTCATATCGTCCTTCAATAAGTAATGGTTTCATTAGTATCATATTAATAAATATCAAACAAGTAGATTATAATTCCAAAAATGTTCTTTGTCTTTATTAAATGGATTACCTACTTGTTGATACCAACAATTCAAACAAATCATTTGTAAATTTTCTAAACGATGGTCTGTTTCATCTCCATTGATATGATCTAATAATAAAGGAACTGTGTCATCTGTTATGCGTCGTTCGGCATATCCACAACAGTTACATTCTTCTGGAAATATGTTTAGGGAAAACAATCGATTACGTAACTTCCATGATGGATAGTTAGGATGTTTGCCTTCTAATATTTCATCAATAGGATAAGGACCAGAGGTTGCACGGAATACATCTTTCTTGATGCCTTGGCCTGCTTGGTTTGTGTGTAAATCATACAAAGACTTACCCGTTTCCCTATCGATATACATTTTAGCGTATTTCTTCCAGGTGCTGAAAGATACTTTCATGAAACGAGCAGCTTCTGCATTTGATTTAGTATTTGCAATAGCATATCGAATATCTGTCTCAGGAAGATCATATGATTCCCTTCCCCGCCCGTATACGTATTTATATTGCTTTTCTTCCATCTTAATATACTCCGAATTTGCGAAGCTCTAAAACAGCCGCTTTTGGCATTGTTTTACCTTCCCACATACGTTTTAATTCAGGACGAAGTTTATATACAAAATCATCAAATGTAGTAGGATATACTCCTGACTTTGATTTTACTTCACTATACCATGTTGAGTATGAAGAATACTTATCATCGAATCGATCTGCATCTGTACGATTTTCCCAATACTCTATTTGATCTTTAAAAGGCCACATATCTACCGGAATGTTTGGATCTTTTCTTCGAGCAGGTAATGGAGCTTGTCCTTGTTGTTTATTGTTATTTCTGGATATAAATTTATCCATAATATTGATAGATCGATCTTTCGGAGATATTCCGGTGTGTGCTGATTTTCTTCCCATAACTATTTTTTGTTTTTTTCTGTTAATATAACCAATTTACGCCAAGCATCTTCTGCTCGGTATACATACTTCTGAAATCCATGTATGTCTTTATCGTCTTTACAAGCTTCAGCTTTTTTTAAATTGCGATGATATGATGCATGGAGTAATCCAATTCTAATATTTCGTAACCATTTAAACATACTCAATATATTTTTCTACCGTTGCATTTAATCCTTCTCGAATTAATTCTATACGTATATTTTCACACGCTTTGTGATTATCTACATATACAGAACATCGATGTGCTCCATGTGTTAATGTGGCACATTGTAATGCTTGAAAGTAACTATGACCACAGATGTCTATTAGGCAAGTAATTACATGATCAAATGTATTTACATTGTCATTATTCAGCATTACCTGAAACTTGCCCCGCTTCTTCGATTTCTTTTGTGACATCTCTAATGATTGCTGCTTGTTCCCAAAACTCATTTTCTTTAGCGTAATTAAGTGAATCTTCTAAAAAATTTAATTTTCGTTGTAGTGACCAATGTTCTGGCCAGCTCCAATCGTCTCCTCCCATATGATTAATAGACTCAACAAATACAATCTTCATATAATCTTTAAGGATTTCGCCTAATGTTTCCATATAAAACTATTTTTATTTATTATATGAATATTTTTTAAAACATCCAAATTAATACAATCGTATTTTTTGACCCGCAGTTAATTCGGTATTAGTTAACATATTAAGTGATTTTAAATCATCTAATGTAGTTGCATTATCTAATGCAATTTTCAATAATTGATCTCCAGGTTTAACTGTATAATATTTACTATTGTTTGTTTTAATTACATCGGATCTAACATATCCCGTACCCGATCCATCTGGATACTTAACCAAATACCATAGTTTGCTATCTTCGCCTTTTACTGCTTTAATTACAGTCCCAATTGGAGTAGCTGGTGCTAATTTATTATCAACATTATCTATTATACCATTATCGACAACCGGTTCCGTTCTTGTATATGTTTGGAAATTGCCTGGTTTCGTATATAGCATCTTACCAACCAAATTAGTATTTGCCGTTTTTAAATTTTTTAAACGATTTGAACTATGTTTGCCAGTTACTCGATCTTTAATATTGCCTGCAAGTTTCTTTGCATAGTCAGCAAATGCATCTGCATTACTTTTCATTCTTTTAACTACACCAGTTAACTTACCCGGATTTGTATAATTAGGATGATCTAAATATTGTGTAGGAACTTTGTCCCATTTTTCTGCATTAATCAATCCAATTGTTTTAGGTCCTAAATCTCCACGATATATTGCATTCACAATTGCTTTCCTAACAGTATCTGGTAACGTGTCATACTTAGGTATTAATCTACGAGCTTTTGTTTCGTGTTCTTTAATTCCTTTTGTTAACAATTGCTCTGCCTCAGCTGGTGTAATTTTTGCACCCGGTTTTAACTTCGGATATACCGCTTTAGTAGCACCATATCCAATTGTAAGTGTTCCTTCAATCGCCTGGCCAGGTTTTGCAGGAACAGATGGATTTTTATCATCATATGCTAAATGATTTCCATTTGCATCAAGCGGGCCAGTTCCTTCCCAACTTTTAACTTGAGATCTAAAATCAGTATCAGCTGCTAGTGCAGATTCGGTTAATAAAGACTTTAAACGTATCATTTTCCTCGCTCCTCTCGTATAATCAATTCTCCTAACACTTCTAAACGACCTACTTCTCTTTGAAATTCAATTTGAGTCATCGAAGTTGATATTTTTTTATATGTAGCTTCAAATTCTGATTTTGCTTTTTCTAAATCAAATCGACCTTCTGCAGCACGTTTATAATATGGCAATTTAACTTTGAAATGATGCCAAGTTAATAAAGCTAATCCTCCTTTTTTATGGGCAGTTGTAGCAATCTTGTCTGCACCAGCTTCTCGAGTATCTGCAAAAGATTCTAAAGTTTCTTTTTGGTCTTTTGATTCGAATAGTAAATTAATTAGTTTCATATTAATAAATATTTACTTGTTAGGTTTATCTGGTTTAAATTCAGTCATATATGAATAATCAGTTTCATACCCAGCTTTACCCTCTACTGAATAAACTGTCATATCAATCTTATAGCCTGGATTTTTATCTATTCGTTTGTATGTCCATGCATTATCCATCCATATTATTCGATTGTTTGGATAAATAAAATAGTTTCCGTTATCCATTTTAAATACATGGCCGCATTTGTGTTCTGGTGTTTCTGAGAAATTAGTGTCTAACATGTTTCGGTTTTCATGTGACCAATCCAATGTAAACATATATGTACCTTGTCGTTTAACTCCAGTTATAGATATTAAGTCAGCTCGTAATCCAGATAACCGTTCTCGAACTTGAACATCAATATATGAAGAAAAACAGTCCCAATAAACATGTTCCGTTAGTGGCAGTACTTCTGCAT